CTAAACAATGACTATCAAACCAAATTGTATTTCTTCTCAAAGTTTTAGAAATTTCAAATTTTATAGATAAAGCTCTTTTAATTACAAATTCCTTTAAGTTATCAAATTTATTAGAAAAAATCATTTCTGAAAACCCACGCAAGACAGAACCCCAATTTTTGAACCCCGATCCTGTTCTAGACGCTGCTACCCTATATTTGTCTCAAAAAACAGATATAGATAGGAATTTTCATATAAACACAGGTGGTCGATATGGTGCCCCTAAAGGTCGATCCGCAGCCCTCATGAAAGCAGATTGTATTAGGCTTGTTGGTCGTGAGGGTGTTAAGATAATTACTGGGACCGATAAAAAGAATTCACTGGGCAAACCAATCACAAAACCAATTGGTATTGAGCTAATAGCAGGTAACGATACATCGGATATGCAACCAATAGCAAAAGGTAAAAGCGTGGTCAAAGCCTTTGAAGATATGACTGAATTAGTGAAACAGCTTAGTATGATTGTAGAGAAGCAGGGTATTGCGATTAATGCACTGGCTGCTGGCGGAATCCCAACTCCTTTTGGTATAGCAGCATACCCTCTCCTGCCAGTTGGTGCAGCAACTGCGCTTACGTTTAATACTATTGCTATGTCATTTATTGCAACCTTTCAAGGAAACCTGGCTAACTTCAAAGAGTTGAAACTAAAATACGATAAAAACAAAATCTATAGTAGATATAATATGACAAACTAGGAAATATAGATGGCACACAGTTTTGAGGACCTATACAATTTATACAGAAATCAGCCAGATGGACCTGATGCTGAGATTGCCTATTTTAGGCAAAATGGTATAAGACAAATAAATGTAAATGTTCGTGATGACCAAGCAACGGTGGTCATGATTGATGCTAACGGGCAAACTCACAGAGCTACAGGCAGAGTGCCTCAAGAAGAGGTGCCACCTCAAGCAGCACAAGAAGATCTTGGGTATGAGGGGAAGATTACATCAGACCCTTTATCTGTTGAGGAAAGATCGATCATAGACCCCAATCCAGATATAGCCATATTTACAAATCAAGATGCATTTCATGGAAGTTACCCAGAAGATCGCCTACAGGAGTTAGGGATAACAAATCAAGGCACATGGTTCAATACATATAGGGAAGGATTGAGATATCGTTATAACCCCCCAAGCGAAGATATAAATAATCCAACCTCGCCTGAAGACGCCGCTCGGATAACGGAGACATCAAAGTTAAAGTTTAAGTATAAACTTATAAAACAGCAAGCTACTAAATTAGCACCAATGTCTTTCCCATTCACAGTGGAAACAAGAGGGGCTAACAGGGTGCCGTTTAATCGTGCTTTCCCACCAGTTAAGGTTGAATTTACTCTATTGGATGCAATTTATTTTGCCACTCTACATCCTCATATAATAGCAGGGTTCACAGTAGAAAGTAGAGGTTTCCTGTTTAGAGAAACAAAATATAAATTTCTATATCTGGAAAAAACCTCTACAGAGGATGAACCAGGCACTAGACTAGCAAGAGAAATAATGGTTGGTAGGGGCATGTACACGCAAACTGCAACTGCATCTACAAGAAAACCAGTTATGCCTTTAACTGCCCAGACTATCCCTACTAAGGCAGAACAAAAGGAATTGGACAGCACAACTGCATCCCTATCAGCACAAGAAAATCAAGAAAAACAAAAACAAGCAGAGCGTAGGTCTGCGGGAACAAGCAGAAACGCATCACTCCAAATGGATGGGACTAAGCCTCTTGGTAGGCAGGTATTATATGCAAAAATATTGGAAGACGGAGCAGTTTGGGTATCACAGTTACCTAATGCGAAGCCTAGCGCAGATCCAAGTGTAGGGGAAACATCCTTAGCTAGCAGCATAACTAATAGTCATTTGAATAGGATAGTGCAAGCCGCAGGTGACGACGGATTACTGGATGATGAGAACGATGGAAAATGGTCAAATATAAATGAGTACACAGGTGATTTTTATGATACTACCACCGACCCTGGTAGAGAGAAATTTGCTTACGAAATAAAAAAGGTCGGCAATACTGTTTATATACAGAAGCTAGAAAAAGTTCAAAATGTAACACCTACTGAACAGAAACAAGAAGCGGACGCCAGTGCTATAACTTCCAACAACAGAACAGAAGATGCATATAACTATGATGACTGGACAACCAATATTAACTCTGATAGAGGCGTCCCCAATTCTTATTACAACCCCAGGTACCCTGAGTCAGTTGCTGTAGCCAAGGATGAAGGTTCTTATTTTGTGGTGATGAAAGCCCCCGCAGATGTTGAGGATAGTTTAGATTATCGAGCCGAAGAAGCTGAGCTAAAGGAATTGATGTATCGTGCTTTGTGCAACCACCTAAACAAGCCGATAACTGATATGCCTAGCACTCTGAGCCATGAGATGAAGACTCACTTTGACCCAAGGCCAAATTCAGCGCCACTTATAGCCTTGATAATAAAGAAGACAGAATTTGATAAGTCAGCAGCATCTGGCAATATTAAAACTGATCTAGATGAACTAACCCTCCAGAGGGCTATATTGACCAGTCAAAAAAGGTCAGAAAAAAATATATCTTTTACTTTAGAAAAGATGGACCCTTTATTCGAGACAGCTTCGCACATTGTTAGAAAATATGCACGCATTGTTGCTGGACAGGGATTGGGCTCGGCTGATATAGGAGTCAATTTATATAAGCAATATATGGCTCTATCTAAGTTTACTAGTAAGGTAAGATCAGCTTTAGCCCACAATGGTGTATATCCAGATGCAAGTGACCAAATAGAAATAGGATTTACAAACGATTATCAAATGCTGCACATTATACATAAATCTAGGATGTATTTCAGTGGCTTTAAGAGGGCAACAATAGATAATGAAATAGCTGTTACTTTGGAAATAGATTCTATACAAGACCAACCAGAGGGACAGTTTCCATCACAATTAGAGAGCGACAAAAACTATTTTAGGATCTACAAGCAGACTGAATTTGGGTATGTGTTTTTTGCAGAGGAGATAGTAAAAAACAACCCACCAAATGCTAGCGATCGAAAACTCACACCGTGGGTAGACTTTGTTCGACTTTATACATACCCTGCACCAACTATCAACCCAACTAAAGTTAACAATAAAAATAAACTTACCGATGACGGGGATGACCAGATACCATCTCAAAGCCTAACAGATACGGGATCAGAGATTGAATCTGATGATATTATAGGGAGTTCGCAGGTAGCATATGTAGATAAATCAGCGAGTAAGCCTGGCACACAGATAAGGACAGTAACACAGTCTCAAAAAGAATCTGAAGCCATCAATATTCGATCCTTCATTGAGAAGAAACAGAAAATAGAAAGAAAGGCAAAATCTTTAGAGCCGCTAGTAGAAGATGCAGTCATGAACTGTGGTAATTTACCACAATTACTAGATCAGATCAAGGAGTTATCTGATTTGTTTGATTTGGTATTAGATCAAATTTCATTAGATGAACTGTTTGCAGCCCTACGAGATTCGCTCCTGCAAGATTTGCAAAAATTATTTGCTATGAAAGATTTAGCAGAAGGCTACACGCCAGGAGCTTTCGCAGGCGCTGGAGATCAAGGAGAAGGTCTTGATACCACTCTTTCTACAAGAGCATCAAAACTTGTTTGCGCTCCTTCTTCTGAGTTTGAGGACTTTTTACAAAACGACCTGGCTTGTGCCTTAGACCAAATCGGTGATTCATTGAAGAACCAACTCCTTGGTCGAGACTTGAACAATTTACCACTTGATCAGCTAGTTGAGGATAGGATTCGCAATCTATTCGGGATAAGCATACCCTTCATACCTATTGAGGGTATTTTATCATTTATACTAAAAATAGTATCCGAAATACTCAAAGAAGCCCTAAGACAAGTTTTGGTAGCTTTAGTGCAAGAGGCACTTGAAAAATATTTAGACTGTGAAAATATTCCACTTCTCGATGATAACATCGCTAAACTGGGAGATATAAAAAATCCCGCACAACTATTGGAGTATGGTAAATCTCGCCTGGGTGATCTAATCGGAGACATAGATCTTAACAAGCTTGTTGATGAGCTTGGGATAGAGTTACCCCTAGAACAGCTTCAAGAAGTATTTGAGAAAGTGTCAGATTGCCTAAACTCCATGGAAATGTTAGCTCTATTATCAGGCAACGCAGGTCCGTTGATAATGCAACTTGTGCGTGAGCAATTCGGTGGACTTTTGCTAGATGATCAAATAGATTTATTATTTGACAAAATTGGTGACAATGTATCAGATGAAATAAAGAATGGTATAGTGCCAGAGGAATTTTATGTTGACTACTGTAATAAGGCAGACTATGTTAGGGCAGCTAGCAAGGCTTTAGATCTGCTAAGAGACAAGGGTCTTACAGACGAGCAAATTAAAAATCAAGCTGATGAGGAGATTAAGAGAGCAGCAGATAAAATAAAATCAATGTGTGATTTTGAAAACCTAGCCAACAATGCTTTGATAAATGCTCTTAATAACATAAAAGCACCTGATGCTATTGTAGACCTTCAGAGCAAAGCATCCTCCAATATTGCAGCAATAGCGCAAGCAGGGATTAAAGCAGAGGCAAAACCTTTCATCCTCGGTCGCACACCTCCCAAATATGGCGGTTTCAATCTTGGTTCACTTGCTCCTCTGATTCCATTTCCCGATCCAACATATGGATCAGAACAATTAGTTCGTGTGTCAGACGATCGTAATTTAGCCTTGAAAGGTTCGGGCGGCAAAACCGCAGAGCGTGTAGAGGTTAGCTATAATTCAGAACACGATGAATATCGGATTGGTAATCTTAGAATAGTTGTTTCTACTCCAACATCTGATGCTGATCGGGGTCCAACAGAACAAGCTGTAGGAATAAATGATGAGATACAGGAAAAGCCAAATGACATAGTAACAATTATAGTCCATGACATAAAGCCTGACAATCAAGGCGTTCGCCGTGAAACCTATGTTGACGAGTTTGGTCAGTTTATAGAAAGCAAAAAAGAAGAATTAGAGCAAGATAGAAATGTTTTAGTGTTTTTACAAACTCAGCCTGACAGGAATTATAGCCGCCCAACCCACAGCCGACTGCCAAGATTTATCAACCGCCCAAGGGAACTGGGTGAATTCTTAAATCTGTTTTTATCCGCACATCAAGAAAACATATATGGATTTGGCATAACAAGTGATCAAATAGAAGAGGCGTATATAGTTGGCAGTGAAGAAGATGGGGAAGCAGCATATCTAAGAGCGCCCGAATCACATGAGGCGGGCAAGTACCCCTATCCTTTGATGGAGAATTTGGTAATCGACCGTGGTAATGATATGGAAATATTCAATGCTTTTTTTAGAAAAGATGATATCAATCTCAAGAAAAACCCAAGACAAGATTATTTTGAGTCTGGGATATTCAATGCAGGGAAGGCATACGAGAAGCTTTATGCCGATTTACAGGAAGAGCCTACATTGGTCAACGCAGGACCAAACTTTGAGAAAAAGGTAAAGAGAACAACTGCTACTGTTGGCATAGGCGCACGACTAATGCCATTCTTTTGTGCGATATGGCCTTTGTTCAACGCCCCAAGCGGACAAAGAATCAGGTTTGCATCCAAGGGAGAGGGTCAATATGATGACCGCATCTTTAGGGAGATTATAGAAAATTACCTTACAAGGAAAATAACTTTTCAACTTGAGAATCTAGGTGTCTTAGACATGTATAATAAGGTATTAGCAGAGGACGATTTTGAGATCGCCGATGTTGTTTCAGTGTTTCTGGATGGTATATTTGTAGATAATCCCGATGAATCTAACAAAGTTTTATATGAAGCAATAAACTTCAACGACAGCATTCCAACAAGCGGACAGGGTTCCACCAGCCAACATTTTGTTTTAAATGTCTTGGGCACTCAGGACGGAGTTAGTAATTATAATGCAGTTCGGGATAATATTTCTCGGAGCGTATATCCTGTCGAACCTCTTCTGGCGGTATCAACTATTTACTTAGAGACCTCTTGTAATGCAACTGGTTTATTGGGAACTTCATTTGTAAAGTCTTCAATAGATGCAGATCAATTACTTAGGAAGTTTTTTGATCCATTAATTTAGGAGAGTAAGTCTTGTCAAGAGTAGGTATTTCACCAGCGTTGCCTTTAGCATATACGAAAGAGGATGGACCATATGGTCTTAATAAAACCATTAGGGATTCAATTCAACAGAATTTTAAAAATATCCTCTTGACTAGTAAGGGTGAACGTGTAATGTTGCCCGATTTCGGCGTTGGTCTTAGATCTTTCTTGTTCAGTAATTTCACACCTTCATTGCTAGAGCGGATAAGAGCCGAAATAAATAAACAAGTTGCGTTGTATCTTCCATTTATAGAGCTTACAGAAATTGAGTTTATATCTTCAACAGAAAGTGATCAGGTAGCACTGAACCAACTACAGATACAAATAAGATATGAAATTACGCCTATAAATGAGTCGGATACACTTACTATATTTGAATCAATAAACTAAATATATTTTAGTAGGAGTTTATTATTAATGGCTAAAAGACCAGTAAACTATATTAGCCGTGATTTTGAGAGCATCAAGCAATCATTAATAGATCATGCAAAACGTTATTATCCCGACACATTTAAGGACTTTAACGAAGCATCGTTCGGCTCCTTGATGTTAGATGCAGTATCCTATATTGGAGATAATTTATCCTTCTATGTTGATTATCAGGCAAATGAAAGTTTTCTTGATAGCGCAATAGAGACAGATAATATTACTAGACTAGCCCGTCAGATGGGTTATAAACAGACTGGTACTACAGCAACAGAGGGGATTATAACTGTATATGTTTTAGTCCCAGCTTCAACAACTTCTAGGGGACCAAATATAGATTACATCCCAATCATGAAAAAAGGCACTACCTTCAACTCTGAGACTTCTGGCATTTTTACACTACAGGAAGACATCGACTTTGCTGACCCAGCTAATGAAGTGGTAGTTGGTCGTGTCAATGAAGCCACAGGCGACCCCACATATTACGCAATAAAATCTAAAGGGAAGATTATATCAGGTGAATTAAATCAGGAAACATTTGCCGTAGGGACCTTTACAAAATTCCTTCGCCTCAAAATGGATGGTCTGAATATTAGTGAAATAGTATCAATAAGAGACTCAGAGGGGAATGAATATTATCAAGTACCATACTTGTCGCAGAACGTGATATATGAGCAAATTGTTAACAATGCTTCAGATAAAAGCGTGGTACCATATAATCTAAGAATAAGACCAGTACCCAGAAGATTTATGACAGAGTTCATTGATGGCGAGGTGTTTTTACAGTTTGGATTTGGATCAGAAGGTAACCTGACTGGTGATTTGGTCGCAGATCCTGCTGATGTGGTGCTGGATGTACATGGTAGAAACTATGTAACAGATGATAGTTTTGACCCTAGTAATCTTATAAAAAATGACAAATTTGGTGTGGTGCCAACCGATACGATTTTGACAGTGATCTATCGATCCAACAGCACTACAACAGCAAATGCCAGCGTGAACACGGTGACCTCACCTTCGGCAGTAAACCTGGTGTACAAGTCTCTTAGTTCGCTCGACTCTACCGTCACTGATTTTATTGAGTCTTCAATTGAGAGCACAAATGAACAACCAATAATTGGTGACGTTACAGCACCAACCCAAGAAGAAATAAGAATGAGAGCTTTCGATTCCTATGCATCTCAAAATAGGGCGGTAACGAAACAAGATTATATTGCACTTTGTTACAGAATGCCAGGAAATTTTGGCTCTATCAAAAGAGCAGCCATAGCGCAAGATAGAGATTCTTTTAAGAGGAATCTAAATCTTTATGTTATATCGGAAGACCAGGATGGTAATTTTATAAATCCACCAACCTCATTGCTTAATAATTTAAAATCGTGGTTGAATCAATATAAAATGATCAATGACACGATAGACATTTTACCAGGCAAAATAGTCAATTTGCAGATAGATTTTGAGGTTGTTACAGATTTAGAATCAAATAGATTTGATGTAATAAATGAGTGCATCAATCGATTGAAAATTGATATGGCTGTCAAGAAAAATATTGGAGAGCCCTTTTACATAACTGAATTATTCAAGACACTTAATAGCGTCCCAGGTGTAGTAGATACCATATCTGTAAACGTGGATACTAAGACAGATGCAGGTTATAGTCAGTTTCCGTTTGACATAGAACTGAATACTAGTCCTGATGGAAGGATCTTATACGCCCCTTCTACTGTGGTGTTTGAAATCAAAGCTCCAGACCAAGACATACAAGGGATCGCACGATAATGGCTATCAAATTATATGACGCAACACAAGACAACACAATAACTAATGCTTTCAAGGCTGATTTATTAACCAGAGCTACAGGGTCCAATATGGGCGCTGCTGACATATTAGAAACATTTGTTATACACGGGCAAACGTCAGCTAGTATCAACTCCCAAACTGCGGAAGAGGCTAGAGTATTATTACAATTTGATATTGCTAATATTTCTACAGATAGAGCAAATGGAGTAATTCCAGCTTCAGGAAGTGTCAACTTCATATTAAAAGTCAGAAATGCTAAGCACGCTGATACACTACCAGATAATTTGACACTTGATATCAAAATGGTTGCGAATAGCTGGGATGAAGGTCGTGGCGTGGACATGGATGGATATAAGGATATTGATGAGTGTAACTGGGTAAAGAGGACATCAGGTGCAACCTGGAATGGAACAGGTAGTGATTATTTCACAGCCCAGGCTACTAGCAACTTCTCAGGATCTGTGCTGTTCCCCAACGGCGATGAGGACATGGAAATTGATGTTACTCCTGCTGTAGAAGATTGGATAGCAGGAACACGCAACAACTATGGATTTATAATCAAGAATACAGATTCTGCCATCAGCGGTAATGTTGGCAGCCTGTTCACTAAAAGATTTCATGCAAGAAGTACAGAGTTCTTTATGAAGAGACCAGTGATCGAAGCACAGTGGGACGACTCAACAAAAGACCAGAGAGCTAACTTTTTTCTTAGTAGCTCAGCCCTGTCGGCAGCAGATAATCTAAATACTTTGTTTTTATACAATAGATTCAGAGGTAATCTTACAAATATAAGTGGACTTACAAATGATGCACTAAGTGTATCGTTTTATACTGCATCCTCAGGCGGAGCCCCGATAGGCTCACCAGTTATCGTAACAGATGCTACGGGTTCATCGGTAACAAAAATTGAGTGCGGTCGTGAGATTAATAACGGCGTCCGCTCAACAGGAATTTATACAGCGTCGTTTGCAATCACTAGTTCTGATGCAACATTGTTTGATGTGTGGTTCACTGGCTCTACCGAGTTCTTCACTGGCTCTTTTAAGCCGCAGTCATACACTCCAAATCTTGAAGACAGAACAGAGCCATACTTTAATAAAATAACAAATCTGAAACCAACATATAACAGACTAGAAAAGCCAAGATTACGAGTTTTTGCGAGACCTAAAAGATGGCAACCAACGATTTACACTGTTGCATCTGTTGATGTTGAAAACACAATTGTAGAGGATGCTTATTATAAGATATTCCGTATAGAAGACAATATAGAAGTGGTTTCTTATGGCACTGGAACCATGAAGTATAGCAGACTTTCTTACGATGTTAGTGGTAATTACTTTGACTTAGATATGAGTCCATTAGAGGCAGGATATTCATACGGAATACAACTTGCGTACTATTTACAAGGACAGTACAAAGAACAAGCAGAAATATTCAAATTCAGAATTGAAGAGCCCTAAATATGAGCATAAAAAAGTTATTTGATGCAAAAAAAGCAGGAACACTTGGTGGTGCCACTCGCTCAACCCTAAAAAAGCTTGGCGATAATGTAGAGTCACCAGAGCAAATTGAAGCAGCTTTATCGAAAGCTAGGGCTTTTTCACCAAAGATTGATTTTTCAGATCCAGCCAATTTCGTTAAATATGGCTCAGCCTATCGTTATTATTATGATACATTTGGATATATCAAAGACTATTATCCTTACGACGGTAGTTCTAGGGAAAAGCTAGAATTTTATAATGGATTATCGCCGTTTGAACAGTATATTTTCAACAATGAATACCCTAAAACTACTGGGTATGTTACGATAGGAGCTATTTACGGCACAGATGGAGCATCTAAGCAAGGATACACTACGCCCACTACAGCGGAGTACATCCAGTTTAAGGGCGGACCACACAGCGGAACCTTTTTTGCTACAGGATCAGGACTAAGTAACAATTTAGAGTTTGGCGGCATCAGTGGCTCAACAGTAGAATTCTTCTATAACAAGACTGAGTTCGATAGTACTATATCGTCCCCAACAGAGGTGATTCTAGATATTTGGAACGGTGTGTCAAGTGGCTCACATGACTACGGTCGCCTTACGATTGAAACGGATTCAGGATCAGCAGATAGATTTTATGTTTCATACCAATCAGGATCAAGTGGTGTGTTTAAAGCATCGGTCCCCACCGCAGGTGGTTTAACACTAGGAAGTGGCTCTTGGGATCATTATGCTTTTGTGTTTTCCAATAGTGATGATTCTACTTCTATTGATCTTTATGAAAACGGCACATGTAAACAAAGTAATATCCTAACTGGCTCTTCCATCAACTTAGTAACAGGCAGTCTGATCGGAAGGCTCGGTGCATTAAGAACAGCCCCAGGTCCAATACAGGCAAGTGGCTATGGAACCCAGGCAACTGCCACAGATGCCATTGATATGGCTGGGTATCAGGCTGCTGGTGATCCTGCTATCAAATTTAACATAACAATTCCTGTCGCCGCAGGTGGGTCTAACACTACCATTACGATAAAATTTGACATCTCCTCGGGCGGCTCTCCTGTAAGTGCAGGCGCAGACCATATTACCATTGGCACCGCAGGCTCAAACGATGCAGCGAATGCGGCTCTTGTTATAAAAGCAATAAATGGTGATACGGACAGCAGAATCACTTATGGAAATGGTTCGGGCGACGGATCATCAGGAATAGGTGTACAGGGACTTACAGCATCAGCAGGAAGCTCAAGCACCAAGGTTACCCTAACAATTAGTAAGGGTGGCACGTCAGGAAATATTAACAGTGCTGTTGCACACGGCGCAGGGACAGTTAACGTAGTTGATGTGGCTAACTTTACTGGCGGTGCGGTGATACCCGCAGGGGACGGTAAATTATCGGCTTCTTTGGACGAGTTCAGATTCTGGAAAGAGCCTAGAACAGCAGAAGAAATTGGTCGCAATTGGTATATGGGTGTTAATGGTGGTGCGAACACCACCATAAACAACTCTGGACTAGGGATATATTATAAATTCAATGAGGGCATTACACAGGTTTCTACAACAGATAATGTTGTGCTCGATTATTCTAGTAGGTTATCAAATGGTGCCTGGACTGGTTATTCTACATCAGGGACCAGGAATACAGGATCTGCTATAGTATCATCTAGTGCTGCGGGATTTGAGACAGCCGACCCAATTATTTATGATACACATCCAACCTATATTTCATCCAGGGATGACCTATCGTCTTTAGGGCAGCAGTATGATTATACAAACAACTCCAGTTTGTATTACACGATGCCAGGGTGGATTATTGAACAAGATGAAAGAAACGGCGAAGAACTAGCAAAACTAACACAGATTATGGGAAGCTACTTGGATACCCTGTATGCCCAAGTAGGCGGTGTACTAACTGTAAAAGACGTTAGTTACCCCACAGGGAGTGTGCAAGAATCTCCAAACAATGATAGACTATTGTCATCATTAGGGTTTGAGGCTCCTGATTTATTTGATTCTGTTGGTGAGATAGTAAGGTTCTTAGATAAGGATGATAAGAGACCATTAGAATCCTCCATACATCAAATTAAAAACATAATCTATAAAAACATTTATAACAACTTATCTTATATCCTTAAATCAAAGGGTACTAGAAAATCGTTTGGTAATACCTTACGTTGTATGGGCATCGACGAAAAAATAGTAAAAATTAGCACCTATGCTGATAATGTTGAGCAGACCATAACCAGCAGCTACAAAGCCATTCCAACAGAAAAGAAATTTGTTGACTTTAGTGGTCTTCGTAGGTATGATGATCAAGCTGCCACAATATATCAGCATTATTACGCAGATGGATACGATGGGGGTTCAAGTGGGCTTATATCAGGCAACTTAGACCTTGGAGATAATGCATTTACATTACAAGCAGATATCCTCTTCCCACTGAAGCCTTCCCCAGCAGAGGCTTCATATATTGAGCCAACCTCGCCTAGCTCCTCTTTGTTTGGTTTTCATACACCAAAAATTACAACAACTACGTCTACTGACACTGCTTGGGCTTCAAACACAATAGACTTTGGGTTGCAGGTGTATGCTGTCCACGCCACAACGGACTACTCTGAAATAACAAGCCCCCAAGGTGCTTCTAGGGATGCATATTTTGTAGTAGAAGATAGGTTTGGAAATATTCTTCTTAAGACTGATACAGTTAGAGAAGTATATCAAAATACAAGGTGGGTTTTTGCACTCTCGGCTCGACCAAAAACCTATCCATTCTCTCAAGAAGTTGATGGTACGGATAATGATGACCAGTCATATATTATAGAATTATACGGAACAAGTTTTGATCTGGAAGATAAAAGAGCATCTTTTGATTCTAGTAAAATAGTAAATTTTGTAACTGGGTCCTCTACGCTCGCCTCTGCGAAAAGAATATACGCTGGAGCGCACAGGACCGATTTTAGCGGCTCATTATTAACCAGGTCTGATATTAGACTTAACTCATGCCGCTTTTGGAATACATTTCTTACATCATCCGTTGTTGATCAACAAGCTAAAGACGCTGATGCATATGGTCTTGTTCATCCGTATAGAAATGTAAAAACCTTTCAAACTAGTGGTTCCAGTGTTTTTATTCCAGCGATAGAATCGCTAGCACTTAATTGGGATTTTGAAACTGTTACAGGCAGCGATGCCAGCGGTCAATTCAGGGTAGATGATTTTAGCTCAGGCTCTAATTCAACCGCATACGAAAATAATTATCAGGTTGAGTATGCTGGAACAGTGCAACGCCATCACTCTGCTCGTGGCGACTTCTTTAAGGCGAGCGATACTCCAGTAAGAAAAGAATATTTCCCCTCCCTAAGGTTACAAGCGCCAGAAGAATTATCTTCAGACGATATGATAACGGTGATTGTAGAGGGATCAGATGATAGTGTTTATGGTCGAGCACCCAGACCTATAAGGCATTTCTTTGCAGTTGAAAAAAGCATGTACGATGCAATATCAAACGATATGCTTGAGATGTTTGCATCAATAGATGAGTTCAACAATCTTATTGGTGAGCCTGTAAACAAGTACAGGGCAGAGTACAAAGACCTTAAGAAACTTAGAGAGATATTCTTTCGCCGTGTTACTGGACAGCGAGTTGATTTAGACAAATACTTAGATTACTATAAGTGGTTCGACGGCGCTCTTACAAACCTTGTGGAACAGTTGTTCCCCGCTAGTGCGCCAGTGGCAGAAAACACCAGAAATGTTGTTGAGAGTCATGTTTTAGAAAGAAATAAGTATCAGCATAAGTACCCAACTCTTGAGGAGTACCCGTTTGAACCATCTGGTTCAATTAAGGGTGGGTATGAACAGCAGTATAGTTGGCGATTCAACCATCACCCAATAACAATGACGGGATCAGTTGCATCTGCGGCTGATGCGATCGATATGGATGGCTATCAGGCTGCCGCAGATCCTTCAAGTAGATTTACTATTCAAATACCTGTTGCAGCGGGTGGATCTAATACTACCATAACTATCAAGTTTGATGTATCATCGGGCGGCTCACCATCTAGTTATGGCGCCAACGCTATCACTATTGCTACAGCAGGATCAGACGACGCATCTAATGCCGCTTTGGTGGTCAAAGCTATCAATGGTACTGCTGACAGTAGAATTACATACGGTAATGCGGTGTCTGTAGGGGATGGATGTGCAGGTATTGGTGTTCTGGGTATTACCGCTGCGGAAGGCAGTAACAATAAAAAAGTAACTCTAACTATGACCGTTGCTGGTACAAATGGCAACATTACCAGTGCGATAGCACATGGTGCTGGCACAGTAAACCTTGTTGATGTAAACGACTTTACAGGCGCTAGTGATGATATTATAAAAAATGATCAAGGCGAAAATTGTAGTTGGTGGGCTAATCGGGCAGAAAGAAATGCCAATCCTCTAAATTTGGGTCCAAATGCTGTTGTAGGTGCCGCAACAACACTAGATAGACAAAATATTTTTACATCTGTGCGCAAGAAAGAGCTTGACAATCAAAGAAATAAGTTCTATAAATTTGGTGGTGCAGTAGAAAAGTCTGTTGCTGGCGGACATAATCAATCCTTCAATAAGATAAAAGCTAACGTTTTATCGTTTGATCAGGTATCGGATCAGAGCACTTGTACAGATGAGGAAGTCCCAGCAGGTTCTCCTTTAGAAAAATCAAGGCAGAAGTTTAGAATCTCGATTGCTGGGCAAACCTATAAAGGCGACCGAATGGCTCCCTTTAGTTTATATAAAGCATTGGTGCCTAGCGAACACAATAAGCAGCTTACGAACACTGGCTTGTCTGGTAGTCACATGACGAATATCCATGAGGATTCATATTATGGAAGCGGTTTTGAGGTTCCAATGCAGGGTCCGTTCACAAGCCAACATGTCGGTGGTTTGCTAGCTAGAGCTAGAACAAGTCAAATTGAAGGCGCAGTCAATCTCCGCCGTGAAAATTATAGACTTACTATCGCAAGCGGAACAGGCAGCTTGGCAAGGTTAGACACTGAAATTGGTGCCAACAGTTCAGGCAAGGGGCATTATTACAGAGGGATCACAGCCAAAAGACCTGTCAACATTGCTAATATTGCCCACCAGACGGCAAGCGACGGCGGCGGTCCAGGCGGTAGTGGTGGTACTATAGTGGGTAATTTCGATAAAAATTACCAAGTGCTCCAGACTTCGGGTCGAAAAATAAATAACTTAGACTTTAGAGATGACCCTGATGCATATAACCCAAGTGCTTTCTTATCGCCATATGTCGGTGGTTTGGTCGAGACTCCTGTGCCATCAAGAAGAAATACAGAATACACACTCAAGGCAAGAACAACTAATAAAACTATATTTGTAAATAGGTTTTCATCGCCTGGCAGCGTAGAAACAAATACACCTGCCTTCTTGGATTTCAACTCGCAGGAAATAGCACCGAATAATGCACTGCCTTTTAGAAACATGCTAATCAGATCAGTTAACGAAGGTCACAATACGCTGTCGCAGGGCTGGGGTGGTCATATCAACACCACTCAAAGATCCTTCCTTGGTCTAGGATATACGATCCAAGACCTAAACACAGGTAGTTTTTCCACGGTAGTTACGTCAAGACACGATGTAAATAGAAATGCTAAACCTAAACCTTTCTTAACTCAATTCGATTTATCTGCATTCGGTCAGGGTCAGATTGAATCTATAGGCTCAGGTAGTATACATAATAATAACTTTATTACAACCCCTATTCCGCAAGCTGATAACATGTCTTGGTTTATGGCTTATTCGGGATCTGATACGCAAACATACAATCATTTCTTCCATAGTGGTGGCTTGATGCCTGAATCTATAACTGTTCCATCCCCACCCAATTTAGAAGGTCAGTCTGGCATAAATGAAGGTACACCGTTTAGTATTTCTGCTGTAGCAGAGCTTACAACAATTGGTATTGATGCCCGTGACGCTCTTGGCAGCTTTGACAAATTCACTTTATCTGGTGCTGCTTGGGTTGTGTATGATTACACTGGATCATCGTGGTTGTTTTCTACAGATCTTAGTGGTGCTAGCGGACCAACAGGTCATGAGAGCTTGTTATCGGCTGGGGCAATCAATAATATACACTATGTAGATATTTCTAGTGTGAGTAATGCAAAGGGTGTAATGACTGCTATGTCCTCTGCCATTTCTGCATCAGGTATAGGACAGGTCGCCACCGATGGTACTGGAGATCTAAATCAAACAGCCTCCATCACAAACCTAACGATCCGCTCCCACAATAATCCAGGCGTAATGGAAATTACTTCGTCAGCCCAAGCATTTAGTAACATATTTATCTTACCTGATGAACAGGGTGGTGCAACTTTCTTAAGCACAGAAAACGATCTTGATAAATACACGGCAGCCGCTTCAGCGCAATCAGCTATGGGTGCGTCAACTGATGTCGAGGGTGTAACCGCAACAACAGGTTACCTCCGAAGCTTGCCGTTCGATGGTCTATCGGATTACCGCACAAATGACGCCTCAGCAATATTTACAGCCTCAAACGGACAGGTTCAATATCGCTGGGGTGCTGGTAATAATTATAATTCTTGGCAACAAGTAAGACAGTCTCAGTTGAGGTCACGAGAAAGTATAGTTAAATCAAATCAAATAAATGTTTTTGAAGTTGCTATGAGTAATGGGAATCAAGTAGAAACACAAGTAACTCTTGATGATCCATTCTTGTTTATTTCGGCAGAGCCAATAAAAACAATATTATCCGTGGTAGACGAAAACAGTCCTGAAGACGGTCAGTTGAAGTTCAGAGATATTACGGTGAAGCACTCGTATGGTAACCAGCGCCAAGGATTTATCAATGGTGATGCTAATGTGAAACACAAATACACTGGCAAGGGTGACAAATTTCTTTATGATAGCTTACGAGATATAAGATCGATATCATATAGCAAGAACCTAGCTCCTGAGGAAACAGGTATTGGTAGAATTAAGAGCCACGAAATAACACAGCAAATTTATCCTCAAGCAAGGCACCAGTTCTTATCTGAGAGTATGTTGAGAAACAATTATTTGTACACCCGTTGGCAAAATGATGATGATGCTATAAACAATAGGATAGAGAACGACCTACATGTTGTATCAGATCTTTTCCAAGGCGACCTTCCAAATCCTGATACGGATGACAAAGTGGCAGGTAGAATAGAATTAATATATAAAACACACAATAGGCAAGTGGATCGCCTGGTAGTAGGGTATACTAATAGTCAAAACTACACATTAGAAGAGCATTACCAACACCCATTTGATATAGTGGATGGTATTGTTGCCAAAAGAACTGGCAGCGGAGGAGCATCAACTGACGGCACAGCGTCTATCTGGCCTTTGGACTCTTTCTTGTTCAGCGATTCAGTATATTCAGGATCTATACCAGTATTATCAGGTGTTACGGTTGGTTCAATATCAGCTAGCGCCCAATACGGAATCCATGATGCAGTACGATGGGACTTGAATTTCTTTACTAACCTTGGTGCGGGCGAACTAATGTGGTTCAGGGCAGGTGCAGCCGCCCGAACAGGTAGTCAGGGTTATGCACCGCAAGGGTGGTATACAAGAAGAAATTGCCAGTATATAAACCAAATGGTTCACCTAGATTTTGACAGCTTGTCCTCAGGGGTTAACTATACGCAATCTGTGTTTGGACCTTCGATGGGCGGAGCATTGTTTATGCCGCCTTGGACAGCAGGACGTGACCGTCGAGCAGTTGATGGCAATAACAAAGGTGAACTCATAGGATCTAGGGGACCTTTCTATAATACCTACGAAGACTTTGCTGATGGCGTAAAATTAGTTGGTCGTGGTATGGGCATAATACCAGAGTTTAGAATTAGCGAACATATAGATCATTATGAAGGTACAAATAATGGTGATTATTTCGCTGCTAACACAGCATCATATTCTATAACAGGTTCAGCTATCACTAACCTGAATAATTCAGCAGATGATGGATTCATGAAGAGATTCCAAAATACTGACTTTATAAAATACCTATCTCAGTTTATGGTAGAAGATCAGGATATGAATGGATTGCCAACAGATCTTAAACTAGAAGCACAGGCAGTGCAGAGGCTCTTACCTTATGATGGGTTTTATCCTGTTATAAGAACTTTGCAGATAGCTACTCTGTTTTCACAGTCTTACTCGCCAGGCTTATTCCCAGTTGCAGGCGGTCTCGGTGCCGCAGATCAAACTGAGATATCAGCTTCGGGCTGGCAGAATATATTGGATTATTTTTATGCCCCAGGTATCATGTATAACTCTATCAAGTCTGGTCTCGCAGTTGACCACCCTGTATTTACAGTCAAAGAAGACAGGATTCCAAGAGAAAAGGGAACCATAGGTGAAGTATTATCAGGTTCTACGGATGCTCAGACATTTGCAGAAATAGTAAGTGATACTAAGCGAGCAGCAGGACTTAGGCAGTCCGATCACACAATCGGACCATTGACGTCTGGCGGCGGCTCCCGTCGAGAAATAACTAAATTTTATAAAGATATTATTCTGCCTAGACGTCTTGGCACAGCCGAAGAGGTACAGCCAACAGGTAGCGAAGAATTTTTAGCCCATCAGATATATTTCCCAGACCGTATACCTTTTGAAACTATTATTAATCCTACAGATTATTTGTTGCAAAATAAGTTTAACAGCAACCAAACATATGATTGGTTTAGAAATGACACCACATCTTCTTTCAGCTACTTTGCAAACAATAAATATGTTAAAGGTGCAGGCAACTTCTTCGGAGCAATCCCAGACGTATTCTTGGAAAACAGTAGGCTTACATCAATTGCAACCGACCCTAACTTAGTTGACCCACAAGCTATTTCAGTACAGAGTGGTACCCTATATGCTATGGAGGTTGCTCTTAGGAAAACTGATCAATTCAATATGTACTCAAACCCAATAGCCTTTGGACCCCCTACCGCCACGGGCTCCGCTTTCAATAGTGGCGATGAGATCCTAGCAACCCAAGGGCAAGCCACTCATACGTTTGATGATGATATGGCGCAAGTCGTCACGGGTGATTGGGGAATGGTTAGATACGGATACCAGACTACGGCTAAGAATTTGCTAAACGCATCGCTAACAGGCAGTATGCCATCGGGAAGCGGCTGGCCTTTGCTGCATGGTAATCATGCACCTTACACGCCTCCTTACTGGTATGGTGAGTCATTTGCAAGAATATATTATTCTCCTACAGCTTCGGGCATGGTGACAATAAATGAGATCCTAGAAGAAGCACAATATGAGTATGGTAATGCAAATGACTATCTCTTTGATTTCAGATATAACGACCTGAATAAAACAGATGTCAGTGCTTCATTTGGGTCAGCTAATCTTAACTTACCCATGAATATTGTAACAGAAGGCGCTGGTGGCTTAGGATTACCGCCATATATGTGGAACCGAGCCTGGCAAAATAAGATGGAGATAAAGGCTTCGCTAACAATTAATAATAGACACCCAGGTAACATACAGCCAAACAATGCATGGGTCATTATGCCTAAGTGGGAATGTCCCATATTGGATTTCCCAGTTAGAGCCGAACCATGGGCTTCAACTAGTGGCTCTTATAACTTTACAGCTTCTTTTGCTAAGGTTGGTCTTGGCGACCGTGGGTTATTACCTTTCACAAGTCCAGCTAACGGCAGAGAAGTGTGCCCACAACAAGGTATGTGGCACCAATACGGGGTAGTGCCAGATGCAGGAGAAGGTGTGCAAATGGTGCTCAGAGATATATCGTCAGGAGATAAAGAGAAGAGAATGAAAGCTCAGATAATTTATCCTGGCACCCAAGGACAACCAAATGTTATTGGTGCAGCGGAAGAAAAGATGTTACCTAAAATACCAAATTCGCTGATGGATATAACAGCGTTTGGGGATAGAAAGAGGAAAGTAAGGTCGCTGGCTAAATTGGTAGGCTTTCCATCCGAAGTGGTTAATAAGCCAGTTGATTTAGGTCGAATAGCTAATAAGAAAACAGTTCATGAAGCTATAATAGCACTGCCATATTATGAGGATGCGGAAGCTAATATACAATTTATTCCAATACCCTTGAAAGACGAGTCTAACCAGGTGGTAAGTGAGTTTGGAAAGCAAACAGCCAAGCTCAGGAAATCATTATCAAAATACATATTGCCACCAGTTATAGAACAAAGAATGTCTTACTTGGTGCCAGAATCATACCCATTATCTTCTGATGGGGAAGATCTTAGATTAAGACCAGATAGTGCTGTTTACAGCAATGAGGACCCACCACTAGCAATGTATTTGTTTGAGTTTACTACGGAACTAAGTAAACAGGACTTAGCAGACTGGTGGCAGGGAATAATGCCAGAACCAAGCACTAAGTTTAACAATACAACCATGAACATATCTACAATTGATCATGCTATGCCTGGCATCGGTTTGCAAGATTTTGGTGCAAAGCCTGGAGCAGGCGGTGGTAAAGTAGACGAAAGGCTTCGTGACCTTATGGACACATCAAGGTTAGTAAGAGGCGGCTCGAAAAACGACCCAGGGTTTAGACCTGATATTAAGTGGATGGTGTTCAAAGTGAAGCAGCGTGCCCCAGCTACTTATGAAGAGCTTATCAAGAAAAGTCTAACTGAAGCAGGTGCAAAAGTGCCAGGTGCTACAGGTCAGACAGCATATGAAAATAGACCTAAAGGTTTCAACTGGCCGTATGATTTCTTTTCTGTGATTGAATTAGCGAAGATTAACACCACAGTTACTTTCAGACCAGATATAGACACTATCACAGTAGAAGAAAAAGAAAATACTACACCAGTCAAAAGCCTAGAGGGCGGCAAGAGAGAAGAGGCACAAGTACCACCTCCAAAGCGTGGTCGCCCTAAGAAAATCACCAGCTAAAAAAGAGCCAGCCAAGAAGACAACTGCGCCAAAGAAAAATCCGCCTAAAAAGCTACCACCTAAAGCTAAATCAAAACCTGCTCGACCTAAGGATGTTGCAAAGAAAAAAGTCTTACCTAATAAATCTAACAGCAATCCAAAGAAAACACTCAAATAGTTTTGATAAAAGAGTATTTATAATATGACCACCTATTTCAACAAAAAAGAGGAAGTAATAGAAATACAGTTGACCCAGTACGGCAAATACTTATTGTCTAAGGGTAAACTTGCTCCCGCTTTTTACAGCTTTTACGACGACGATATTTTGTATGATGGATCACATGGTGGTGTTACAGAATTACAAAATGACATTGTAAATAGAATTAAAGACACGCCATACCTAAGAGCAGTTTATGATTTTTCCTCCTCTATAGAATTTCCCAAACCATATTCTAAAGAATCGCTGGGGGTTATAGATACAAACCATGCTCTGAGTAAGCCCATTGGAACAATAGATTCAGCTAAAGATTTCAAGCCAGCATGGAAAGTTAGAAAAGCAAGAAATAGTGCAGCTAATCCAACGGGATCACACCAATATTTAGAGACTTATAACAGGGGGCAAAGAGTACCACAAATGGAATTTACTGGTTCTATTACATACTCTAGTCAATCATATGGTCTAATTGTAGAGGATGAAAAGCCAGTAGTATTAAACCTAGAAGAAGTAAACGGTGTATTCAAGCCAAAAGGTAATTTTTCTGTTGAGGTCTTTGAGGTGGTTTCTGGAGCAATGACGAGACAATTATACTTTATCCCAGAAATGAGTGCTAGAGCCGAAGATGATTTTATCAAGGCATCGGAAGAAGATTTATTAGAAAGATATCCAGACTTGAACAGCACGTTTGCAGAATATTATTTAGACATTAGGGTTGATCGTGAAATAGATGATGCTGATCAGCAAGTTGATAGTGTGGATATATATACTGATGATGATGGAACTGGGGAGGTCTGCTAATGCCGCAATTTCGTTTTGATAGTTGTGTTGCGTTTGACGGACTAACACCAGAAATAAGCATTAGGAAGGTGACTTTTGAGCCATCACTTGATGCGGCGCAAGCTGATAGTGGCGCTGGCTACCTTACGGTAAATAGTAGTTTTATTGAGACTGTAGAAGATGAAGCGCAAGATACTTGGTTCGATGACCAAGAGGGTCAACAATATACAAGTATTAGAACTTTGGTATCGGTTGATTCTAACATCACCAAACAACTGATGAATATCATAAGGGCAGTCACAGAACAACGTGACGGCTTAGAAGGCGACTTGTCGCTCATGTCGGATTTAATTAATGGTATTCATGACTTTTCTGAAGAAGAAGCGACACAAGCCGCAGAACTGCTAGGTCTCTTAGGCACACATCAAATGGAAAACGGGCACTTCCACCCAGGGCAAAATCATGCAAGTTTCAGGGCGGCTGTAAGGCGCTTGGCGGCGTGTATCAGAGCTTTAACTTCAAGAACATTTTTTGGCGCTGACCCCGACGGCAGCGGTATATATGGTGCGAACGAAAGATTTAGTTTAACAGAGGGCGGTAGAAATAGAGTCTTGACTTTTGGTGATCCCACTAATAATAACTTATTTGTAATAGAGCAGTCGATGCGCTCCCTTACCATGGATGAGCAGTTCATGGCACAAATGGAAAAAACAATAAATGACGATGGTGCCGAGGTTAGGGTTGCTAACATGCCAAGACTTCAGTATGTCTCTATACCCTTGAACGCAGATCATCTAACAGTCTTATCATTTGCGTTTATAGATACTGAAGCACTTCGCCAGACCTTTGATGAAACACCGCAGGGCGAAAGGTTAGACTTTACATTTACAGATGTTACAACGGCGATTGTGCAATCAAATGTCTTCATAACTCCTTTATCCGAAACGGCAGAGGAGGCATTATCGCCAGATACTACCAACTTATCGCCTCAGTCTAATATTTTTGAAGACTTAAGAGGTGTCTTCGCCATCACCCGAACACTAGATACACGTTCAGGTTATACCAATGAAAGAGAGAGCAATGGTGTAAACCTGTCGGATTTTGAAGATGAAATAAGATCGATGTCGGTAGATGTTGACGAGGGTATACAAAAGGCTCTTTCTCGTAATTCAACAGTATTTTCTGATCTGTGGTCGTCGAGGCGACGTGATGACGCAATAGATCTGTCCTTCGTTTTCAATGAAAGGTTGTTCCTAAAACAATCCAGTGTATTTCCTAAATTATATCAAAATGAAACATTTGCCTTATTGGCTGACGGTCTCGGCGGCGGCGTATCGAGAATAAGGGTATATAAACAGCAAGTCAATTCAAAAATACTAACTAACGACAATTCATTATCAACATCCAGTAGGGCTAGTTTATTATTGGGTCGTGACCAAGAAAAAGAATATATTTCTACTGGTTTAGACAACGAGATGCTTATAAATGATTTCTCGGAAGATCTATATTTTGGATCTAGAGCAGAAGGAAATGGCAAAACCAGGGGGTTGATGTTCCTAACTTGCACAGATTACGATAATCAGGACGCTAGAAACGTCATAGGAAAAACATTCCAGTACGGTGTCGAAATAGATTATGTAGACCCAACTGTTGATATGGTACTAAAAATGACAAATGGCTTATTGGAGCAAGCTCAGAACATCCAAGACATAATCGAAGACTTAGTTAACCAACCATCAAGCGACCCTGATGAGCGCCGACGTTTGCATGGGTCCACTACTGAGAGATTGAATAACATAATGAGAAGATGGGTACCCCTGATGGATGCTTTGGCTAGTATTGATATAATAAGTGGTGCAGGTTCAATCCAGGATTATGTAAATAGAATGGCAGGGACAGCCGATCAGACGGTGTACGAGCGAGCAGAAAGTATCGGGCGCATTGTTGATATATTTCAGTTTTATGGTTCAGAATTGGAAATTGAATTACGAAAAGCTGTGCCTGGAATAGAGGTTTACCCTGGGGATGACAGCCCAGAATCAGCTAACTATGCATCTTCTGGTGGCAGCGGTACTGGCAGCACATCTAGATCTATCAACACAATAGAATATAGATTCAATAATATATTGCCCGCCGACCAGGGTGCTGGGTACGATTATCTTAGATATGAAGAGGAGCCTACGATAAACCCAGGACTAGAAATAGTCAGCCTTACAGATTATCTTAACCGCTGTGATATAGAAACGGAAAAATATTTTACGAATCCAGGGAGCGTGAAGGGAGCAAATGCGGCAAAAGTTAAGTATTTTACTCCGTCTGTTATTCTAAACCCGCTTGGACAATCAATAGTTCAAGTGGGTGATAACATAAGAGATTACAATAATTATGCCAATTTTACTGCTGGAATGATTTCTTATAAAAACCAAAAGGATAATATGGTCGCTGTCAATAAAAGTTCATTAGGTCAAGATATAGGTCTCGACACAGCGGAGATATTTTTGCAAGAGCTACAGTCCCAAGGTGTTACGGTAGAATACAATACAGACAGGAATAGGAATAGAGACCAGGTGAACAATAGATCACCATTTTCAAAAATAGGTTTAGGAAATTCCAAACAAGAGCAAACAGAAAGTAATCAGAGTGACCTCTTAGACAGAGATGAAAACCTTAGATCTAGAAGAGGCGAAGAACAAGAGACAAGAGATGTACAATCAGACGATAGGGATGTAAATAAAGCACTCGCTAACTTACTAGGTCCTATGTCACTAAGCACAAACAACTCTGGTACCCAACAAAAAGATAAAGCAAACTCTTTTACTAAAGTGGTCTTAAAGGCACCAGAAGAAACATTTGAAGACATTTCTTTATTTCCGAATCAACTCAAAGCCATGGTAAGTATCGTGCTATCTAAGTTTAACGATGATGTGGATGAATATATAAATTACAATTATGATTTTGAAGAAATAAGACAGCTTGTAGGCTCAAATAATCAGCAGACAGATTTGACGGACCCAATGCGAGACTACTCTAGATATGCAGCTTACTGGCTGAATTACAAACAGCTTGCAAGGGTAGAGATATTAAGTGGATTTTCACTTACAGCAGGCGGACAAATCAACATATCATCAGCAAATTGGAGAGAAATATCTGTGCAAGACATTAATAGTTTGCCAGTTAGGTCTATTATGTTATGTAGGTTTTCTTCTGCTTTGCTTGCATTGGGTGATTTAGGGGACATGTTGGGACTAAGCTCCCCAAGCGGGCTTGACTTGCCAACATATAACCAGTATTTTCTTCTGACTCGCACTGACGAAGAAGAGGGCGTATCAATTATAGAAGAAGATATACAAATTGAAGAAGCACCCCAACAACTGCAAACATTTGAGCCTACCGCAAACCAGCAGCAGCTTGAGAGTTTTATTCTATCCCCAGAACCTCCTCAGATAGGTGATAGAAATCAAATAGCTAGAGTATTGGAAAGGTTTGGTAACAATGTAGTGCCTAAACTGGATGTTCAGAGGGTTTTTACACCACCACCCG